TTTGCTATCTAATTCTTGTTCTTTCAGCCTACCTTTAAACTTCTCAACTTCAGTACGCTGTCTTGATGCTACAGATTCTCTTTGAGCAGTTTGTAAGTCACCACTTACACGTTTAATCTGCTCTTGAGCCTGTTGTAGCATGCTTTGTAATTTTTGTACTTCATCAGTTCTTTGCAACACACCTTCTTTGTCAAATATTTCTGTCTTTTTCAAAGCTTCAACTCTATCAATAAGACCAGCTTGATATGCTTCCATATATATTTGCCATTCACCCCATTTGTTAGAAGGTAATGTAGAACTGCCTATAATTCTTATATCAAATTGTCCAACAGATACATCGTTTTCAATTTGTATTAATTGTTGACTTTTATCGTCATATAATCTTTTATTTACTGTATATTCATTAATATCATTATTTGGCTGCACAATTCTAAATGTTTTTTTAAAGTTATAATGCTGCTTTGCCATATTATAACATACTTGCCCTACTCTTTTAAGTGAGCCCTCAATATCTCTTAGTTTAGACTTAGACCGTCTTTGACCTACATCTTCCATCATCATTGTTGCACTATACGTTCTAGGTGCAGCTTCACTGCTACCTTGCATCATTTCAAATATACCAATATTTAAATCAATATATCCTTCTATCATTCTAGGTAAAGACATGATAGAGCTAGATAATGGCTGTGGTGCAGGAAAATGTGGTTCCCCAAAAGAAGGGTCATATTCGATAGTAGCATTAGGATTAGACCAATCTCTTTCGAGCTCCTCTATATCGCTAACACTACCCTGGGGTACGAGTAGCTTTAAACCAGCTGACGCTTGGGCATGGGATGTAATAAGTGACACTGTCTTGTTGAGGAACCTTTGAAATGCTTTGTTTTTTCTAACATCACTCATTGGGTATGGCGTGTTAGTCCAAATGTTTGGAACGGGCACTATCGGATATATATCTGTATCACATATCATTTCATATAATACGATTTGACCTACCGTGCACGTTAATTTAATTCTTGTTTGAGTAACTTCTACATAATCAATAAGTTTTTGCTGTATAGCCATTGCAAAATCTTTGTCTTGAGCCATTTGTGTAAAATCTTCTTGAGTCATGATACGTTCATCGCCAGTCCTTGTATCTAACACTCTATAGTACGGTACACGCACTTTACGGTAATATTCAAGCAATCTATACTTATTTACGTCATAATCCTTGTCTTTTGTATTATCTGGCGTAAATGACTGCATTGTGGTCATATTAGTAGCATTAGGATAATCTTCATCACCACTTAATGCTTCAATTTGGTCAATAAGTATTTTTTCTCCGCTCTCATCTGTTGGCTGAGATAGCTGAGGATATAAATCAATAAGTTGTTGTTTTGTAAGTATGCTTGATACGATAATGCCTGATGCGTCATCAAAATATCTATTTCTTGCATTTGGGTCTACATATACACGAAATGGGTCTACATATGTTAGTTTAACCTCACCTCGACCATAATCTGCATCTCTATCAAGATATGCATAAAAATACCCTAGGCCTGTAACTGCGTAATCATGTACAACTTGTTTAAATATTTCATTACCATCAGATATATCCCATATATATTCAAGTATTGTACGCCATACGTTTGTAAGCTTATTATCTGAGTCTTCTCTGCCAATAGCAGAAAATTTAGGAGTTTTAGAAGTTACGATAGCTTTAAACTGCTCTATAGCAGAATATAGCCTATCCATTGGCATCGATGACTGATTTCGTGAATCTAGCTCGTCTACCTCTTCTGCAGAAAAATGATTGCCTAAATAGAAATCAATGTCTTCTCTAGCGGCAGTATCCCAGTCGACACGAGCTTTTTGCCATTTATCGAACAGCTCTCTTATTTCCTTTACTCTAATATCTTCTCGTATCATAACTCATAATATAGGCTTATTTATCGACATAAACAATAGCTATTTTCGTGCACCTGTCATCCAATTGTACATTTTTCTAGGTTTATGCCATTTTCCATTTTTATTTTTTTTCTTTTTTACACTTCCTGCCTTAGGATTTCCTCTAGCATACTGCGTTGCTAACCAAAATGCATCGATAGTATCATCGTGACTACCTTTAGGAAAATCGAGAAGTTCGCCAATAAACTCATGCATTTCTTTTTTAAGATGAACAGCACCTGCTTTAAACATTGGTTGTAATCCTTCAAACAATCTATCTTTCTTTTTTTGGTTATAATTTTTAATTCCTTTTTCAATTCCTGGTAAGAACACTCCTTCACTCTTGCTTCGCTTCATAACATAGTCTCTAAGCATCTCTTGATATGCTACAGTTTCAATGTTTATTCTACGTATCGGGCTATATCGTTTTGCAATTTCAAATATCTTGTCTGCACAGTCCATAGGTAAGACTCGTTCTTGCCAGTATTCAATAACATAGTAATCAAACTCTGAAGTAACGCCAATAACCATAATAACAGAATAATCGTTACGCTGGCCAAGTGTTGAAGCAGGGTCAACGCCAATGTAAATATTAACATACTCTTTTCGGCCATCGTCCATTTTGATGTACCACGAGTCATATTCTGCATCATATCTTGCATTTCCTTTATAGAGCGCATTATTAATATCCTCCTCGCTAAATATTTGGTCTTCGGGCGACTTTGCCTGATTCATATACTCTTGATAGAATTTAGCTGGGGTACCCGAATCAATGTAGAATTGCTTACGCTCTTCTAATTTTTTCATTGGCCAACGTGAAGGCCAAATAGGAACGCCATCTTCGATTGCTTTTTTAGTATAAACTGACCAAGCAAAATCTTCGCCCGTTTTTACCGCCTCTCGGTGTTTGTTTACTAAACCATTTAAAAAACTGTCATAATGCACAATAGTGCCATTGCACCATAAAAATCCTTGTTTATCAAAATCAATCGCTGGATATACTGCAGCAGTTACCCATTCTTTGATTTGTCGCCTAGAATCAGGAGTTTTAGTATTTAGCTCTGATTCAAAGTCATCAAGTATAATTCCTGTGTATCTTGTCGAGTTCTGTCTTTTCCCTCTTAATCTTTGTGAAGTACCCTTGCCAATCATTCGGCAGCCGTTTCTTAGTGTAAATTCGTCTTTTGTCCATTTATCTCCTTCTAAATCACCAAAATAGTAATGTATAGCTGGATTATCGTATATATGGTTCTGTATCCATGCGAGGTTATCCCTTGCCTGGTCTTGAGCTTCACCAATCCACGCAATAAACTCTGGATTATCTTTTGTTGCAAATAAAAACCTGTGAAGCACAGCACAGGCCGCTAAAGTGGATTTGGCATGGTCTCTAGGCATAACCAATGCTAATTGCTGTTTTGTTCGGTCTATAAGAAGACTTCCGACATCTCTGTGAAAATCTGGGGTAGCAGATGCTAAAAAATCCTGTGGACTAAACATCTTACCAAATGTAATTAAATCGTTATACGCTAAATGGAGCGTTTCTTCATTCTTTGAAACATTACCATTAAGGTTAAGATTAGCCATTACTGCTATCTATTACGTAGTTCAGCTAATGACCTTGCTGCTTGTACAATTGTAGTTGGATTGTCTTTAGTTCTTATCGCATCCATTAATAATCTTTCATTGTCACTCATCATTGATGGAGCTAAAGAGTTAATTAGGCCTGTAAGAATAGTAACCGTGCTATCTGAAGGGTTAAGATGCCTGTAATACGCCATTTTATTTGTACCATAGTCAATATCAAATAATTTAGCGTATTCTGTTTTTGCATCTGCATTAGCAATTATTTTATCAATATCTTCATGTGCGCCTCTAAATTCAGATGGAGAACTTCCATCTTTCAAATAATCTAATATTTGTATTCCATACGGTCTTGGGTCTACATATTCATCTGCCATGCTAAAATCCTTTCATTAATTCAAAATGAGGAAAATCATCGAACTGGTTATCATCAACCTCGAAGTTTTTATTCCAGTCCCCTCCCCAACGTATATTTATTTCCATTGACTGCGCAACGCCTAAAACAAAGCCTGCAAATAAGTGAAAACGCTCTCTATCATTCCAGTCAATAGGGTAAGGGACAACATCGACAGCGCGACTAGGACTAGCATTGTGACGGCCCTTTGGGTACTTGAGCTTGGTTTTTCCTTCTTCATACAACTTATCCTGCCTTTCTTGACTACGATGGCCTTCAATGACGCTACAGTCAACATGCTTGATTACTTCATTAAATAAGTCCTGCAAGTCTTCATGGCAGGTTGCTAGGTTTTTTCTTGATTTACTTCCAAACTTTGGCATTTAACAATTCCATTTCTTTAATGATAAAGATAATCTATCTTTACCTGTGTTATTGCTAGGTTTTTGCCTTTTCCTCATACCCTTCATTCTAGCACAAAACGATTTACGTCTTTTTGCAGCTTTGCTGCCTTTTTTCAATTTACTTGGTTTTGTAGTAACAGCAGTCTTTAACTTAGAACCAGGATTTGCTTTGCGATAAGATGCAACGCCTTTACGGTTTAACCCGCCTTTCGGGTCTTTACCTTCTTTGCGCTGCCACGCTGGTGTTCGTCCACCCTTTTTAAATTGCGGCAAATCTCTATCTCGAGCGTCCCTAACTGGGATATTTGCAAATTCTTTGTCAATTCAATTCTTTTTCAAGCTAATCCTTTTGCGTTGTCTTCTCCGTATATATACAGAATATTATCGTCTAAGTCAAACTCGGACGCACAAAACGGGCATTTCCATGATTTGATGTTGCCATCAGACTCTATCATGCCAATTCTTTGCGTTACTTCATCGTCGTAATATAAATCTTTTTCACAAACTAGACAAGGGTCTTTTGCGCTACTTATCTTCTTTTTCTGCGTGCGCGAGTACTTTGACGTTGTTTTGCTCATTTTTAATAGCCTCCAGCTGTTCAGGCGTAAATCCTTGCCAAACGGTTAGTTGTTCCTGTTTTTTGTCCGTATCAAACAATCCTGATATCTTAGCAAGCGCGTCTAAACTACGCAGTCTGTCAGAGTCCCGCTCTGATATATCAGCAATATCTTTGTATAATCGGATAATAAACTCAGGAGTAACGCCTTCAGCGGCTAAAACTTCCTTGATTTCTTCTTTTACCATCTGTTGTACCTTTTTCTGTTGTAATAATTTGTTAGCTGCAGTCTTGATATACGTTGTGTCTTTGGCCCTTGGGTAGACTTTACTATATGCCTCACTTGAATCCATTCCTGCAGCTACGTATTGCGCAAATAAAAACTTTTTAGACGATACTTTCTTCTCTCTAACCTCTTTTATCGTATTATACGTGCTAGAAAACGTGTAAATGTTCTCTGCAACGCCGTTTTCGCCTAACATTTTAAGATTTTCTTGCCCAACAACGTAAGAACCGCAGACTGTACGCACACATTTCTGCTTTTTGCCTGTAGAAGGAACTGTAACGAAAAAAACGCGCAGGATTTGACATACATGCAGGTCATCTGTATAGACCCAATCGCCCTCCTTGCCGCGCCGCCAGTCGCCAGTTGGCTTTAGCATCGGGTTAAACGCCATAAATTCTTTCATACTATCATAAAGAATATGCTCTTTGCCCTTAATTGTTTTTGAATCCATATAAATTAATATACAAAATAAAAATAAATATTGCATTAGATAAATATCCATAATATATTTAGTCCGCTGTATCGGTTGGCTAAACGCTTTTAGGGTACAGCAAGAAACAACGGCTACTAAAAGGGGATTTGTAACAACAGCCACAAAGCAAGTCGAAGACAATTGAGCTTAGTTACCAAAACGATTGTCCTATCAAGCGAAACGGCTCCGAAGGAACTGTAATAGAGGCTACTCCTCCTGTTTAACCGCAGGGGGAATAGATGGTCTCTATCTAAAACTCACCAAAGGAACTGAAATATGATATTAAAATGTTATATAGTAATACTACTTACAACAGCCATTGATGAACAATGGAACATAAACAATCCTAGACCTGAACCTAAAAAAAAATATAACCGTTTGCAATGGGAAAAAGCTGATTTTTTTACATACAAAATAAATAATGAGTGGGTATTACGCCCATATAGAAAAACAGATACTAAATTGAAAAAAAAGGTTAGAAAAAAATATTGGGCAAAAAGGGCAAAATTAGAAAAATAATATTAGAATGCGTGTACCTCTTTTTTTATGCGTGGCCCCCCAAATGTCAGCCCCTCGTACCCTACGGATTTGGTTGAAAATTTGGATTAGATTATAATCTATATTAATAATTATTAACATTTACTAAGAAAAGCAACGCCCCAACCATTAAGTCGGGGCGTTTTTGTGTGAGGTGGGGTTTTGTGGTAGGTACGGACGATTATTTCTTTAATTGCATATTGTCCTCGAATGGTATTGTATCACCGTTATAATCTACATACCAAGAGTAATTTACTTGATACACGCTAAACCCTAACCCATAAGATAATGACGCTTGATTCATGCGTCTTTTAGTGGTCGCGGTTTGCCATCCTCCAGAATTTAATATTATCTTATCATCTGTTATTTTAACAACTTCTGTATTGTGATAACATACCGATGTTACATTATTATCATTTATTACGCTTGTTTTGTGATTGCCTATCATTTTATTAGCTCCTTTTTTATATACTTGATTTATAAGTTATCATTAATTAAATCATCAATATCTTCTGTAATTGGCGTATATTTTTTATTTAGTTTATTATTCATTGCTTATACCTCTTTTTTAGTTCCCTATAATATACGGCTATTTTATATATATATTACTATTAATTATTTATTTTATTTATCTTGTTTATTAGTCAATTAATTAATAATATTAGACAACCAAATAACAAGCCGACACGGCTGAAAGGACGAAAAAATGGAAATAAAAAGTATGTTAGAAGAATTAGTACAATTAGAAAGAGATAGTGCTAAACTTCAAGAAATAAAAAGAATATTAGGCAATGACGGAAGTATCGATATCATTGAGCAAGTAACCCACCTACAAAACAACACACAAGTAAATAATATCAACAAACTAAATAAAGAGCTTGAAAGAATCGAAGGCAAAGTTGAAGACGTTCAAAACGATTTATCACGGAATTATGACGAAGCTCAAGAAGCAATTAGATGCTTGGAAGAAATAGTTGATTATTCTGATTATGCTGAGGAGGCTATGACTGCGATTAATGATTTAAGAGAAGAATTAAATCAATTAGACGATACAACAGAACAAGAATAACATAGGAGTAAGTGCCTAGTCATTAATTTGGCTAGGCATTTTTTTTAATATTATGAATATAATTACAGATAAAAGAAAATTAAATGCTATGATAAAAAGAGGGTTTATATCAGATACCAAATACGGAGTATTACCTCAAATTGATAGCAAATTGACAAGATTTATATATAATGGTAAAGAGTATCAAATAAAATATTTTGATGGCTCATTTTATCCATTTGTAGTAGAAGAAAAAAAGTAAAAGAAAAAAAAGGAAAGAAAGAAAATGAAAAAAGAACAAAGAAAAAAACCAATAAGATTATTTGCATCATTTCAGAACAAAAAACATCAAGATGAAAGACTAGATGATATTGTAAATAAAAAAAGTGAAGTTGATAGAGCAAATATTGGTAACGCTGTAATGAGTGCTTTAGGAT